CACGCAGTCATCGTCGCGCAGCCTGAAGCTGCAACCGTTGTTTCAAACGCCATCGCTACCTTGCATTGCATGGCGGAGTACGGGAAAACGATGGTCTCGGAGCAGTTTGAACTGGCCGCACGGCTGGCAGACCTTCGCAAGACCGAAACCGTTCTCCAGGCTCTGCTTGCAGAAATCAGCAAGAGGCGCGTGGAACTTGAAACACGGCAGCGCAGCATGGCAAACCCGCGATGGTGAACAGGGCCGGCCCCCTTTGGGGGGTCGGCCTTCCTGTTTCCAAGACTCTCGTTTTAACCTTACCACCCATGATCACCGCACAAACACCCATCGACTCCGACCCCGTGCATCAGATGCTCTCCACCCGCGCCCTGCACGTTCTCATGATTGGGCAGGCCATCCCTACCGTGGGCGACCTTGCCGCCGTTGACCGCGCCACCGCAGCCAAGTGGCGGCAATGCGGCGCGGTCACCCTAGCCGAATTTGACCGCCTCCTGCGCTCCGCAGGACTGTGGTGGGGTGGGCAGCATTCAGGCGACATCGAAGCCGTCCGCGCCCGCCTCAAGGAACTCGAGGAGGCCAACGCTGTCCTGCGCGCCATGCTTGCCCCCAACACGCTGGCGGCCTTCGACCGCTACACGCAGCTCGTCAAGGAGTACGCGCAATGAAGCACAAGCGCACAGGCCGCCGGCGCGGCTACGCCGACCTCTTCGACCGCGTCATCTACCTGGTGGTGCAGACCGACAAGGGCATCTACCCCACCCGCCTCGCCCTCTCCACGGTTTGGGGATGCAGCCCCAGGGCCGTCTCCCACCTCGTGGACCACGCCAAGCACACTTACGGAGTGCGCGTGCGCTCCGTCACCGAACGCAACCGGGGCTACGAACTCGTCAGCCCCGGTGTCCTCAACCTCAACGCCCTCAAGGAGCGCGCATGATCGAACTACCGGAAAACCTTCTGCCATTTGAGCGCAACCGAATCAATGACCTACGCAAACTTGCCGACAAGGCCGGACCAGCGACCGCGTTTGCGGCGGAACAAGTGGTGTCCATGCTTGTCAAATCGTTGCAATACAACTGGGAATCCGCCGCCAAGCACCGCGCCGAGCGCGACCGCCTGGAATCCATCATCGTGCGCCTTGGCGGCGGGTTCGACCGCCGCGGCCTTGAGGGCGAACCCCGCGGCATCATGGTGCAGCACGGCATTCACACCGTGGTGGAGGACTCCCGATGAATCTGTATTCCCTGCCGGAAATGGAAATCAACGGTAGCGATGAGGTCTACACCCCGCCGTGTTTGTTTGAGCGCCTTGGACTGACATTTGACATCGATGTCTGCGCGCCAACTGGCGGCCTTCCGTGGATACCAGCAACTCGGCATTTCTCGATTGCCGAAAACGCCATTGCAGAGAAAAGTGCGTTTCGCAACGAGATCGAGCGCCAAGGCGCAAGGATACGCCAATGAATGCAAAATCATTGTTTGATCGAATTCCCCACACAGTTGCCGCGATGCCGCTAAATCCACGCAGTATTCACGTTCGGCAAGTTAACAGTAGTGACATGTTGGAAATGCAAAGGTGCATGTCAAAGGCCGTTTGGCGTCCGGCTCCAGGAAGAAAACTTGCATTTTTTGTACAACACGATGATGTATTGATTGGACTTATATTTCTTGCATCACCAGTCATAAATCTTGGAGTACGCGACAAATACTTGAACCTTCCCAAAGAACCAACGGAACGTGGTAGGGCATTGAGGTCAATCATGGATTTGTCTGTATGCGTCGGATCCCAACCATTGGCTTGGCATTGGAATATTGGGAAATTATGCGCAATGCTTGCAACGACCCTTGTAGATGAATTTACGTCTAGGTACGGAGATCCGTTATTGTGGGTGACAACAACCTCCCTGTATGGACGTGGATGTCAATACAACAGGATTTATAAGTTTCTTGGATATACAAAAGGTTACGGACATGAACATATTGATGATTGGGAATATTCACGAATGCTTTCGTGGATGCGCGACAACAAAATCCCAATTCCATCATGCCGATTTGGTGAAGGATCAAATCCAAGAATGCGACGCATTGCTGCATACCGAAAGGCGTCACAAAACCGTGAGATTCATTTAAAGCACGGTCATCAACGCGGCGTGTACATCCATGCTGCACTATCAACTTCCAAGCGCGCTGAAATTATCAATGCTTGGTATGAAAGATGGGGGTATCCGCGATGGACAAGGACGCAATACATGTGTCCTCCATACAATCACGGTCTGCATGAAGATGTCAATATTCTTGAACGGGGGACATAATGAACGTCGATCACGAGAAGCGCGAGTTGACGAAAGAAGGGGCGGAGTGCGCCCCTCGACCCATGCCGCCCATCCTGAAAGGAATGCGATGACATCCGAAATCGTGAACCGACTGAGGAAGAACAGCGAGTGCCTTGCGCCGTCGATCATGCTTGAGGCGGCTGACACCATCGAACGCCTCCGCGAGGAGCGCGATGATGCGCGGCGGGAGGTGTGCGAATGGTGCGGGCTGTTTACAAATGAGCCACCGCAAGACGTGGCAGTAAAGAACAACTGGGATTGTTTCAACGAGGACGGCAAGTGAAGGACAATGACCGCTGCGAGTGCGAAATCTGCCGCGAGTACCGATCCCAGGACCGCGTCATCAATGCCGTGGTCATCTGCATCGGTTTCGTCGCCGCCGCCATCATGGGTTACGTTGGCGTGATATGCTTCCGCGTATGGCAGTAATCACGACCTACGATCAATTCAAGGCCACCATCACCGAAGCCGTGGCCGCCGCTGGCGGCACGCGATCCGGCCTTGCCCGCGAGATGGAAGCCAACGGCATCCTGCGCGCCCATACCGTCCGATGCCTCCTCGGCACACCCGGCACGGTCATCGGGAAGCGCAAGCCCACCTTCGACTCCATCCTGAAGGTGGCGAACGCCGCCGGGTTTGACCTCGTGTTGCAAAACCGAAAGGCACGGTAAGATGCAGTCAGAAGGGGGCATTATGCCCGACGAAACGCCCGACCCCCGTAGGGGGAAGGGGGATACTCGTGACCTGGTTTCCCGGCGCGAGAAAACCCTGCACCTGTCATGCCTTGAGCGCGCCGTGTACGGCGGGTGGGACATTCCCGCCCCTGCCGCGCAGGCCGCTCCCGCGTTCCTCATGGATGTGATGAACGACCCCAACATGGACACCCGCACCCGCGTGCGCGCCGTGGAGGTCATGGCCGCCCTGTCGCGTGATCGGGTCGATGCCACCGTCCAACTGGACCGCATCTACCGCCTTGAGGACGGAACCGCCACCGAGCGCGTGGAGATCACCGCCGATATGCCGGACGGGGCGCTTGAGGCCGTGGCCCGCTCCATCGCCGGCGTGGCCCCGGCAGAACCTTCCAAGCCGTGCCAAAAGCCCAAGCGCAAGCCCTGACCGCGACCCAGGCCGTGGAGGCCGCACGGGAGAACCCGGCGGCCTTTATCGCATTGCTCATCGGCAAGCCCATCAGCGGACTGCAACGCGAACTGCTGATCCACGCCACCACCCACCACCGCTGGTACGGTGAACTACCAAGAGGTCACGGGAAAACGTCTAGTCTGACGTATTTGGCCGCGTGGTGGCTTGGCCGCCGCCCTGCTACCCGCTTCAAACTCATCGGGTCCAACGACGAGGCCGCCAGCGCCACGAGCCGCTTCCTGCGCGACATCATCCGCAGCCCCCTGTACCGGGCCGTGTTCCCCCACGTTGCCCTCAAGCCCGGTGAGGACACCGTGACGGCCTGGAGCGTGACCGCGCCCGGTCTGCCTGCCCGCCGCGACCCGTCCGTGCAAGCCTCCGGCATCTTCGGCCGCACGGGCGGCCGCGCTGACATCCTGTGGCCCGATGACATCTGCGACCTCCGCAACGCGGTACTGCAACCCGCACTCCGCGAACAGGTCAAGGAGGCGATGGCGAACATTTGGCTGCCGATGCTTGACCCGTCCGCCAAGCACCCGGCGCGCATTTGGCGCACGGCCACGCCCTTCCATACGGATGACATCACCGCCCAATGGCGGCGCGAGTGCGAGGAGAACGGCACGCTCCTGCGGAAGCCATGCCGGGGCTTGGAAAGCCCGTGGCCCGAAGTCTTTACGGCCGAACTGCTCAACCGCAACCGCCGCGAGATGGGGCCGATGGCCTACGCCCGCGCCTACGAGCTTGTGCCGCTGTCCTCTGACCTCCTCGTGTTCCGGCCCGAATGGGTGCGCTATCACGATGGCAACCACACGGGGTCGCGCACCATCGCCGCCATCGACTGGGGGTACGGCCGCAAGCGCCAGGAGCGCGACGATCCCGACTACTCCGTCTGCATCGTGGGCGAGGTGGACTACAACCGCAACCTGTACCTGACCGACATCCTGCGCGTGCGCGAGTCCTTCCCGGACTTCGCCCGCATGGCGAAGGAACTGGTGGAGCGCCGGGGCTGCCAACTGGTTCTCGCCGAGGCCAATGGGCCGCAAAAGGGCGTGTTCGACCAATTCCGCATGGGTTGCCGTCAACCCGTCATCCCCGTGGAACGCGGGGCGGACAAGCACCTCCGCGCCGCTGGGGCGCAGCCCTTCGTTGAGCAGGGCCGCCTTCACTTCCCCCAGGCTGCCAACGGCCAAGCCGCGCCCGACTTCCGCGTGGTGCTGGACGAGCTGCTGTCGTTCCCCGCCGGGTCGCACGATGACACCGTGGACGTTGTGGTGGACCTCTGCAACGCGGCCGCCAGCGGCACGGTGGTGAGCCAAGGCGGCGTGGTCACCGTCAACACCACGCCCACGCGGATGTTTGAATCGCGTGGTCCGAAGCGAAGGATGTTCGGGTGAGTCGTTAGACTGATGCGAATGGCCGACCCGCAGCACAGCAATCCTCTGATGCCGAACGCCGTTCCGGGCGCTGGCCTTCCGCCCGCACGACGGCCGCGCAAGCCCCTGCC